GTAGTGTTGATTGTGAAAGTGTTACTTAGTAGGCAAACTGCAGATGTTCGCAGCTACCATAAGATGCAGTCTTTGCATCACAACAGAGTAGATTCTCGTTTACCCAGAAACCTAGTGAGAGATTAGGCTGTAGTAGAAGGTTTACAATGGCACGACGTGACACCTTAGAATAGGAATAACATTCTCCATTCTTGTACTCAACGAATACTTTGCCAGCAAGTAAGTCAGTCACAATATGATTGACAGCAGAAGAACTGCGAGAAACAACGTTGAAAGAGAAAAGATTTTGCATAAGTGGATGATTGTGGAATGAATAAAGAATAGTTAGTTAATCAAGCAAGGTTGAAAGTGGAGACAGCAGAGTCATTAACGCAAGATGCGTTAACCCACTTGCCGAATGACTTGACTTGTCCGAAGATGATGTCAAACATTGCATCTTCGCAAATACCGCTGTAAAGGTATTGTTTGCCAGTGTTAAAAGTGACAATAGCTTGATTGGAAGACTGATTTACTTCGATGTTGTCAACAGCAGAAGATTTGATAGGGTTACGAGTTGAAGGAGTGAAAAACATAATAAATTAAATGTAGAGTGAAGAGGTAATGATTACCTCATACTGTCAACGCTGAGGATGACAGAAGGAGAGAATCAATTGTCCATAAGTGGATGATTGTGACTAAACCCAATACTCTGAAGGACAGTAAGAAGAGTGATACTCATAGAAGTCCTCAGCGTTGGCATAAGGTGAGTCTATTAAGTCACTACATTCTAATAACTCGTCATCTGTATATTTAACAAGCTTGGCATAATGCTCTGCTGGTGTCATATCATCATCTTGTAAGTCATCGTGGCATAAGTACTCATACTCGCCGACTAAGCCAGCGATTAGATACTTTCTGTTGATTGGTGAGAGTTGAGTCAATAGCGTGAGAGGTGTTGCTTGAGTGTCGATGCTGTAAGCATAGCAGATAATGCAGTGCTTTGGGTGATTTAGTGGACACCTTGTGAACTGTCCACTTGTGGAAGCTGGGAGAGGTTCGCTTCCTTTGACTCTCATAGTATGGCACTAAAGGCAAGGGATTTCAAGGGGTGCTGTGCCTCTTTGTTGACTGTCCACTACTGGATGATGCTTACTCATTCTAGCATATGTATCAGCTAGCACGCTATGAGTGTGATGTCATATAGTAGCTGTATCTTGCTTGGCACGATGACACTGACTACAAGTAAGTTCAGTGATGGGATAGTTAGCATTGCATCGAACATCAGCTCCACATTCTTTACACTTGATTATCTTGATTGCAGCTATTGGTTCATACATAGTGAGTCATTAGTTAATGTTATCAGTGCGTGATGATTGTGAGATTTAAATTATATTAACGCGACAGATTGGTTGAGATTGAGTGAGCGATAGTGGCACGTATTAGTGCCGAATTCGTGTTACTTAGTAGTGTTTTGCACGCCACTAGCAGTCTAATGCGGCACCAAACACCCCCCCACTGGGGGTAAATTGCGTCCCTGCCCCTACGTATATGGGTTGACAAAATTATGTCAAAATTTATCAAGGTAATCAAGCTCCTGTTGGTACGGTTTGTGGCTTAGAAACACGTATGCATCATTAATATACGGCGGTACCCAGACATAAACAGGAGCACAAGACCCCCAATTAACGGGTTGAATACAATTAAAGACGACAACAGAGAAGAACCCCTTAATATAAGAGATATAAGTCAGCATCAAGTAATCATTTTTGTATCATCAGTAGGAGAAACCTCTTCATCCTGTACTTCAGAAGCAAAGGAAGTATCTTTTCTAGGTTGTAGTTTTGACTGAACGTATAGTTCATCCATTTCAAGGCACCATTTTTTAAGTGCTTGACCGGAATCAGTAAACTTAGCTACACCTAAGGTACGCCAACATTCTTTAGGATCAGTATGACCACGTGTGGAACCTTTGTAATGGCTAACAAAGAAATTAGGACCTTCTCTAGTACGGTGATATTCGTACCTCATACCAGGAGAGTTACCTTCAAATTCTAATGCTTTCATGTATATACATATGTAAGTAATTAACTAACGCGGTTGTACCCTATAACACGGATCTCAACAGTAATTACATACATAGTAATACGATGAGATAGATGTTATTTAGAACAAGTACTAGTTAATGTGTCAGTGTTAGTTGCGGTGTTTTACAGAATATCCATTCAGCGGATATTAGAAAAGAGGAAGGATTGTCTCCTTCCCCTTGTACAAAAGAGATAGTCCACCCTCTATCTCCCCTGTATAAGGGTGGGATCAAAACGAATATTCCTTTAAACCCAGTTAGGGACTGAGGTTTGGGAGTTACGTCTAGCTTGTTGTCTTTGGTCTTTATCGAAGCCTAAGACGAGGTGATTAGCTGAGCCTTGAGGGTCTTCTATAGATGAACGGAGCATGTCATTCCAGTCATCACGTTTCCGCATATTGATTTGTTCTTGAGCGGAAATAGACATTGCATCAGTAAAGTATTGAATACCTTGAGATAAGCAGTCAAGTCTGTCATCGTGTTTAACTGCACCTTTTTCCCGGCACATGCGACTCATTTGATAGAAGAGCATGTAGAGGAGTCTTGATTCAGGGGCTGCGTCTTTGTTGGAATTGTAGTCCCAATCAATAACAGAACGATCCACAACAAGGCGGTGCTGGTTAAGAACAGGTTCAAGGGTGTCAATGATTCGTTGTTCTTTCCGTACGGTGGCTCGGATTTCTTCGACATCAATACCTTGTTTAGTTTGTAGTAAGTGTTTTTTAAATAGTTCAGCAACGATACCGTCACCAAAGTTTGTTTCTATAACTAATTTAGTTACGTTAAATTTACGACATCCTTTTAGTATGTCCAAGAGTGTGTTATCACTGTATCCATCTCTGTAAGCACGCATTTCGTGCAAGTACAAGAAACCGTTCCGTTGGGATATAAAAGCTGCTGCTGTTTCATCCGTGCCACGGCCCGACGGGTCAACCGAGCATATTGTTTCTTGGTAAGGAAGCCATTCTCCTTGGAGCTGCATTGGAGAGTAGAAATAATCTCCAGGAAGACCAACTGTTGGGAGATCCTTGATGCAGTTTCTTGGGTCTGAGCACCAGACGATTGAGTCAGGAGCAGTATCGGGATTAACGGAAGTAACGATAAGGTCCGCCATTTTGAGAGGGAACTTTTCAGCGTCACTAAGGGAGGTATCAAGCATGAACTGAAGCATGAAGTTGCTTCTGCCCATTGCTGCTTCACGTTCAATAAGATCTTCATCATTAAATCTGTCAGGGTCAGTTACATCCCATTTATCAGCACCTTGATCAATATCTTCTTGTAATTGAGGAGCTATGAGCCCTTCGTAATTAGATAGAGAGCGGGGAAAACGTGCTGGCCATACGAATGGCCTATAGTTACGTTCAGCAAGCTTTCTGTAGACCGTAAAGACTGTCTGAGGAGTACCTAAGTACATAATGCGAGAGTCATCTTTAGGAGTAAGGATTGACTCAGCTTCAGTACATAATTGAAGTAGTTTCTCCCTCATCATTTCCGTCATTGAGTTGCCTGGTACTTCTATATCGTCCAGGATCATTAAGTCAGCGCGGGAGCCGGTCAGTTGGCCAGTAATCCCGACAGACTTGACTGAAGGTGCTTGGTGGGGGGAACAGTTGACATCGAAGCTTATTCGTGACCACCTTGAGTCGTCTGATTTGGGTTGTAAGTGTTTTAACCATGGTGTTTCAATAATTAGTTTTTGTAAGAAAATAGACATATTGTCTGCACGTTCTTTAGATGCAGAGATAATCATGATCTTTTTTTCTTTGTCTTTAAATAGTGTCCACAACACGAAAGCACCAGTAATCCACGATTTACCGATTCCTCGGAAAGCTTGAATCTGTAGGCGTTTAGGACCGTGTTGTAAGTAGTCAGCAATAGCGTATTGAGCGCGAGTCGGCGTAGGAAGATCGAGTTGTCCCCACAGAGCTTGTAGGAACAACTTGAAGTCATCTTGTAACGCCTCAAGGACGTTTGTCATTAATTAGCTTGTATTGTTACTGGATTATCTTCACTATGCATAAAAGCATCGTTATATGAATATTGTGTATTACGTGTTAAATTAGGATTTTGCTCTCGTCTTTTTGCTGCATTATCTGCTAGCACATTGCCGATAGTTACTCCAGTTGTTACTGCTGAAACTGGAGCTAAGAATGGTGCAAGTTTCATTCCACCTGCAACAATTCTAGGTGCAATTTTTGCAACTTGAGGAGCTGCTTGTTGGATTCCAAACGATAGCAATTCACCACCCAACATTTCAGGCACTGCGCTCCCAAGTGCTCCTACATAATCACCATCCAATGCTTTAGTAAGTGCTTCTTCGCTAGTAGCTAAACCTGCTGCTGCACCTAATCCATTGGCTTTAAATTTTATGCCTGATTCTTTTAGAAATTCTTTTGGATCTAATTGTTTGCCAAATTTTTCGACCATTCCCCGGCTAAATTGTGCACGTGCTAATTTAGAATCTTCAGCGTTTAATGTATTATCTAAAAAATAGTTTGTGTCTTTATTGCCACCACCTTTGACAATTAACTCTTGTCCTAAATTGTAAAGGGGTCTTGTTGCGTCTTGCGCCAGGATTGCTCTGTCCTGGTTAAGTCTAATAGCAGCCCCAGTAAGCTTAAGGCGTTGTGTGGGTGTGTCTGCAGATACATCAATTCCTTTATAAGAACCTCCGTGAGCAAGTCCCAAATGAATTGATCTGTCTGATGATATTTCAACTAGATTGCCTCCATGTGATCCCGGCATAACGCCAGTGAGCTCATAGATTTCTCTACTTATATCCCTAGCTTCTTTTGCAGATTTGCCTGCATAGTTAGGCATCATCTCCATTAAACCAGCTACATGGTGCTGGTTAAATAACTTGTCGAGACCTTGTGGTGCCTTATTGAGCGTATCTCTGCCAGCTCTACCACCTCCTTGCATTCTATACAAAAATCTCTTGATAGATTTTGGATCATCCATATCAGGAAGATCAATCTCTCCTCGTAAAAAGTTTTCTGGACCTTGTAGCAGTTCAGCTAATGATCTTTTGATGTCTGTTCCAATTAACTTCATTTTTGGATCGACGATAAGCTTCTTATCTTTCGGTAGAGACATGATCTCTTGAAGGTATAAAGCTAAATTGTCAAGCCTCTTTAAATCACCCTTTGGTAAATGGTCCATAAAAAAAGCCCCCTTTCGGGGGCGTGTAATTAATTAGTTGTTCAGGCTTTTTTTTTCTTTTTCTTTTTAGGTTTTGTGTAGCTTGCGATCTTCAGACCGTGTCCTTTCTTATGCATTTAATTGATGTAGTTAGAGATTAAGTGTTCACGTAATGGGTTATATCCAAAGGTTGCTCTCATCCACTTAACCCAGTGTTTACTTCCTTTGTCCTGATTGCATCTGGTACATGCGGGTACGACATTCGTATTAATATTCCTGCCCCCGAGAGAGCGAGGATGTACATGATCCAGAGTGAGTTGAGATAGTTCATAAGTCTTTCCGCAATAAACACATGTGCAGCCAAAGTGTTCTTTGATACTGCGCCTCCAAAGGCGCTTGGCTTCAGAGGATGTCATGGTTATTAGGTTGTGTAGATAATGTTCAGGAGTTGGAAGTAAGGGTGTCATGCGTTACGTACTTTTAATCGGCTCTTACGGTTCTTAGATGGGCTCTGCAGTGTTACATCACTAGCTTTTTTACCGCCTTCTTTTCCGGGTTTATGTGCAACGTCTTTGCCGTCACCATTCCCATAAGTACCGCAAGCCCGATTAGCAGCATTAGCTGCAGTACGGATTTTTAAACCCTTACATGTTTTGTTGTAGCGTGCTTGTTGTTTATTCCGCTTAGCTCTTGCCTTTGGATTATTTTTATAGTAAGTAGAACTACTTCCGGCCATAAAGTCTGCTCTGTACAAGTTCTGGGTCAACTTGTGGCATAACGCTGGCTAGTTTTGACAATGGGTTACCTTCAAGGGCAACACCACTAATGTCATTCTTTGCTAGCCAATCGCAGGCTGCCTTCAAGTCTTGTGTTGTAGCCTCACCTGCTTTGATACGTGTAAGGAATTCTTTGGTGACTAGATTATGCAGTTCATTAAACTGATCTTCAGTCGCTTTCTTTTTTGACACTGGCTTTCTTAGCTTTGGTTTTCTTCACTACTGGTGCTTCGATTGCATAGCGTGTTTCACCTGGCTGGTGATCCAGATGTGATTCAGCTTTCACTGCCTGTTCTGCATTTTCGTATGTACCCAATACCTTTTCGGTAAAGAGATCGACAAGTTTATAAGTCATGTGTTATTTCTAAGTACAATTTGATCTAGTTTGTTTTCAATACGAACCATATGATCTTCCATACGCTGAACCATTGTTGATAAATCAGCCTTAGATACATAGTCCTGAGCCACGCTAAGTTCAATAGCGTCGATACGTCTGTCAAGACCACTAATGCGATCATGTACATTATCTATTCGATTGTGTAATCTGTTATTTAGAGTTGCGCCGCCAGCGACTATTGCAATGACAGCAGCGACTATTGCTTCCATTATTTAATTGAAACGATTGGTACGATGTCGTGACACAACATTTCGACACGACTACCAGGTCTAAAAGTAAACCCAGATTTCATAATTTCTGTACATTTAATTGCCCTAACTAATTCATAGTCAAGACGCATTTTTGCTTCGTGTTTTCTGGCGATACTTTTACAGGTTTCTATCATGCCACCATCTAGTGGTACTGAAAAGTTCAGTTGTAAGCCAAAGTTATTGCTTCGTACATACCCACTACTATCGTGTGGAATAGTATCGTTGCCCATATAAAAGGGCGAGAATTGCATGGTTGTTCCATTACAACTACTGTT